GTGCTACCAATTGCGCCACCGGCTAGTGCTCCGATTGTAGTGTCACCACGACTGTTATCACGTACAACTTCACGCAATTCACATTGCTTTTGTTGTCCAATGACCCATCGAGGTCTAACACCGATAACTGTTGCTACGTCTGCTGTTTGAGCAAATGCAGGAACTGCTAGTAATGCTAATAATGAACCTAAAATAAACTTATTCATAATCATCTCCCTTACTTATTTAACATCAAACAATTCGTCAAATGTGCTTGCTTTTGGATAATCAACTGAACCTTTACGAAACACCCATATGGGTTCAACAAAAATGCTGTTTTTATCAGCGTTAACAATTGCATGCGGCCTTGCTTGCATACGCATTCCAATCTTACCAAGATAGTTACTGTTTGGATAAGTCAATATGTCATCAACCATATCGTCACATAGGTTTAAACGCTTACCATTATTTATACGTGGTTCGATAATGTTTAGCATCATATAACCCTCTGGCTTAATTGTGTCCCAGACCATACGATTGACTTTGAAAAAGAAATTGTTTTTCCAACTCTCAAAGTCAGGGTATCTAGACCAAGACTGCTCATTAGATTTGACAGTTGACACACCATATCGTTCAGTCTCATAATATGGGGGACTGGTAAAATAGAAGTCAAAAGTATTAACATACTGTGTCCAATCTACGTCTTCGCTAGGCAAATTATAAATCTCTACTACTTTAACGCCCTGACACTTAAAATAGTTGACAGACTCCGTTAAAATGGGCACATTTCCTAACAATCGTTCGTACTCTAGGCACTGTTGTTTATATGTCTCAAACACTTCAGGATTTGGGTCACAACCAACATAACGTTCTGTAGATTTTGTCGCATAGAACCCTGCTAGTCTATCTCCCCAACCACAACTTGTATCTAATACATTTACAGCATTGTGCTTTTCATAAAGGGCTTTTGCAACACTGGGTCTAAACTGTGTTGCTGTATATGTGCCAATGCGAAATGCGCTACGGAATGTTGCATCACACACATCATCTTTGCCTAATGCACCTTTACGCCAAAAATGCCAGTTCATTTTTTCTAGTTTAGTCTTGTCGTGCCAAATATCCCATGGACTGTCAACAAGATTGCTACCACAACGCATACGATTTTCTTGCTGAAAGTAATTGCTTACAGTATTATATGCGTGTGATTTATCGATAACTCCCAATGGGTTATCTGAATACTTGTACTTGTAATCTACTTTTTCTAGTACAGTATTAAAATCTTTGTATTCACCCATCATTGATGTATTACAAAAACGTGTGAACAAGTTTTCAAATTCAGTCTTTGTAAATTGCTTACTGGGGAATGGAATGTTATTGCTTGTAATGTAATCAGCCAATGCTACTCTTACATCATCTTTGTTGTTTTGTGCTATAAACAACAACCACTGGTCATTGGGGATATATGGGATACCCCTAGCATCAGAATTATTTTTAAAATATTGATTTAGCATTAGAGATTGAGTATACATCAACCTTGACCAAATTGCAAGAGAAAAGGATTTAATATTTTTCCAAAATCTCGTAGACTTCGGGCCATTCTTTAGCAAAAGTAATTGGGTTAATTTCATTATCAGTTTTCTTTATATATTCTTTAAATATATCCAAATGTTGTAAATCCATTTCATCCATTGTGTCTACCAATGACTGTCGTGTGTTGATTACAAAGTCTTTGGTTCGCTGATTAATGTAGTCACCATGCTTTTCCATCAATAAATCAAACTCTTGTATTGCTAACTCTTTGATTTCTTTTGGAAAAATGTATATAGAAAACTGTTTTGGTCCCAACAGTAAAGACGGGAAACTAAAATTATTAACTGGGTTGGGATCGACACTAAACAACCAATCAAATGTTTCTACTAATGAGAACGCACTTTGGATACAATATGTCATGTGTATCCCCAAGTTACTTTCAGGATTTAAGTTCTTATGTAAATTTTTATAATTTTCGCTAGTAAGTTCCCATTTGGCATTGCGTCTGATGTATTCAAATTTATTGCCTGTTGCCTCTAAACTAACTAGCCAAGAGGTTCTACGGTTAAGTAATTTTTGATATACAGGAAGTGTTTCTATGTTTTCAATTGAAAGATTAGTAACTACACCTCCGTGTATTCTTCTTGGCATCAAATCAATCAAGTCAACGTTTTCTTTTAATAACAGTGGCTCACCACCTAAAAAGTTAACAACTTGCATATCACTATTCTCACGCAAGAATTCTAATACATCTTTTTGCCAAGATGTTTCAGATACTTTATAGTTCTTACCTTCCCATTGTGCGAATGCACTACTCCATTCGCTGTTACAATATCCACAACGTAAATGACAAGTGTTTCTCCAACGAACATCTAACTGTCTTGCTACAAATTTTGTTGTATCAAATTTGGTAAAGTCTTGTGTAAAACTTTCACGCAAACTTCTACCAGACTTTTGTTCAGACTCCATACAGTTGGTACAATAATCACTGTGACCTTTTGTAAGTATGTCATCTTGCACACGCTTAACAGGACCGTCAATAAGTTCCTGTAGTGTGTTTTTATTTAAATTACCAATTGAGCCTTTTTGTCCTGCACAACAAAATCTAAAGTCTCCGTCAGGATTAATAAACACACCTTCCCACGGCGCGCTACATTTAAAGTCTGGAATGATTTCAATCATGACATGTCAAACATGTTGCGTAACCATGCCCACTCATAACTGAGTTTGATCTTGTCAAAGTCTCCGTTTACTTCATCATAGTATTCATCTGCATCAACTGCACCCTTGATACTATATTGTGCAAAGTCACCTTCTGCTTTGTTCAACCAAGCATGTAAACGTTCACGTGCGATATCACTATCTTCTGCACGTAGTTTTAATACTTCACGGAACGCAGTACGCCATGTGCTAAATGCATCTGTGTTATATACTGCTGTACCAGACAACAATTGCACAACTTCATGCGGGTCGTCTAATGTAAAGTCAAGACCTTTACCCTCGTTAGCAAGTGTAAGTTTCTTGTTATATGCAATCATGGCTTGGTGACCATAAACTAGACCATTCACAGGATTCTTTGCTTGGAAAATATAATGCTTTGGAATTTGCATTCTATCTGGTTGCCAGTTCCAATCAAACTTTGCTGATACTTTTAGTTTAGCAAAGACTGTGAATGCCCAAGGTGTTTCACTGGCTTCAACTGCGGCATGATATGCGGCAGCACGACCATTAACACCATCAACTCTTACTACACGGTTTTTAATACCCTTAGTCACCTTCAGTAAATGTTCGTAGTTCTCGTCAGCGCCGGTTTCACCATTGCTTAGGAAGACTATATCCAGTGGCTTGCTCATAGCAAGTTTAGTTGATTTCTTAATATACGGATAATCGTATAATTCGGTTTTTACGTGGTCTTTTACGTCACGTGGCACAATGATACGTGATGCACCTGTGCTTGTAACCATGATTGTCTTAGTTTCAGGGCTCCACAAGTTCATTGGTTCAGTATCAATGACATCAATATTCTTGTTATCTTCTGTCATCAATACAGCATATGGGTATCCTTCAATACGTTTTGCCGCATCAACAAGTGTATCATCACTTGTTACAATGATTGGCTCAGGCATTCTAGGTACACGCAATGACGCATTGTAGTTAACCTTGTTGTATTCTTCCAGTGAATCAATCTCTTTTATTAATTCTTTTGCTTTGTTAACATCTAAGAAGAATGTGTCACCAAACTTTTGTTTACCACTAGGGAACACATGCAACTGTTCACGTGCAAATGGATCGCAAACATAACTAAAGTCAAAGTTTGTGTAATCGCAAATACTACTGCACAACCAAATATAGTTTTCACGTTTGTCTGGCTGTTTACTCAATACAGTTCTAATTGTGTTCAAGTAACTTGTATCATACTTAACAACACTAACAGATTTGTCACCTGCCTTTTGTTGTAACAATTCAATAACATTATTGATATTGCCATGATCAATCAATACAATGTCATATAAACATTGTGTGGCTACTGCTCTGTTAGTCTTAACAAAGTTTAAGTTACTCAAGTGTTCAATGATCTTAATGTATTTGGTATCATTGCTAAACGTTTCACGATTGACCATGAATGTGGTTCCCCAATGACTCCATTGAGTACCAAATACATGAACCATTTTCATCTGCCAAGGGTTAGGATAGTATTCAAAGTCAAAGTTACTGTAATCTAACTCACTATTCAATATCCATAATAGGGGAGTGGTTGCACGATTAGTACAACGATTGATTGTGTCTACCCAACTGTTTAGATAACGTGTCTTTTGAATGTGCGGGAACTTGGCTTTGAGTAATTCAAAACGTGCTGATGATTCTTTATTGCCTTTGTCAACGTAGAACATGTCTGGCTTTTTAAACAGTTTAGCCAATGACTTATCATCAATTGCAGTCTCCTCAATAAATTTGAAATCTGTTTTGCCTTTCAAATAAGACTTTGCATTAACAAAGTATGTCTGCGTAACTTCACTATCAGGTGAACCGAACACGTTAACGTAATCAGATTCCCAAGCAATGTTGATAACTTCAGGTCTCCATGCAAAATCAAATGTAGAATAGTCAATGTTTTTTTGCATCGCCCAAAAGATTTCGTCAGGATGTTTCTTTACTAAATCTTCAAGTGTTGTATCAATAAAGTATTGACCAATCTTTACTTCAACTAATGTTGCAGGATCAACTTCAATACGATCTAAGTATACAATCTCTCCGTTATTACCTGGTGTAAGATATCTTGGGCCATCTTTCTCATCTAAAATTGTACCAAACTGATAGATATAAGGTGGCGCTAGTGGATGAGGTACCCATGAAAAATCAAATGTTGATACATCTACATTTTCAGGAATCAACCAATTCTTTTTACTAGGCACTAACGGTGCTTTAATGTCTTCAATATATTTTACTTCAGTTGCACCTGAAGTTTTGTATTTAGGACCTCCTCGATTTTGCCACACTGTTGCAAACTCATAGATATAAGGTGGTGAATGTGGGTCTGGATGCCAACTAAAGTCAAACTTAGATATATCAACGTTGTCGGGAATATCCCACAAACTCATATTAGGAGTTAACTTAGCAAATACATTATTAATATATTTTTTATCTGTTGAATTAATTACACGATACTCAAGTGTAGGTTCACGCTCTGCACTATGCCATTCGTTACCAAATACATAGGTGTATGCAGGTTCAGTATCATCTGGATGCCAACTATAATCAAACTCTTTAATGTTAAAGCCAGGCACCACAACAAAGTTATCTTTGTTTGGCAAACGCTTTGCTTTAATAATACGTGTGTCTACGTATTTTACTGGGCTATCAGCAGTGGTGCCTGGCGTAATATATTTTGGTCCACCTGTCTTTTGCCATTGAGTACCAAACTGATAAATGAAAGGATCATCTTCTGCATATGGATGCCAACTAAAGTCAAATGAACTTACGTCAATCTGTGTAGCATCATATTCCCAGTTCTTTGTACTAGGCAATACTTTTGCTGTTTGACATTCTTCATATTTTTTAATTGTGGCATTTGGTGCAGTGTATACAGGTCCACCACTTAATGCCCACTGAGTTGGAAACTGATAAATGTAAGGTGGACTTGTTGCATCAGGGTGCCAGCTAAAGTCAAATCCATTAACATCGATATTGTCAGGCACTGTCCAATATTTCATGTTTGGCTCAATGATTGCCTTTTGCGTATCAATGTATTTTATTTCTGTTGCGCCGGGAACAATGTATTTAGGTCCGTTTGTCTTTTGCCATTGTGTTGCAAATTCATATATGAAAGGAGGCTCTAGTGGATCAGGTCTCCAGCTAAAGTCAAATTTATTCTTATCAATATTCTTGGGGATTTCCCACATGTCCCACAAAGGAGTAACTTCTACTGGTTGATCCATGTATTCTTTTTCAGTTGCCTTAGGTACATGATATTCTATAGTAGGTTTAATCTTACCATCTTCGTATTTGTTACCCCATACATAAATGTAGGGAGGGGCTTTGGGATGTGGCTTCCAACTAAAGTCAAATTTATCTTCATCAATAGGTGTATGTATCACCCAGTTATCACGACTAGGCGCTAGTTTAGCAACAATGTCTGAAACATATTTGAATGATTTAGCACCTTTAACACAATACTCTACTGTGGGCATTTCTTCTGCCGAATATTGTGTGTTACCAAATTGATAAATGTAGGGTTCTTCTGTGTCGTCAGGATGCCAACTAAAATCAAAACTTGACATATCAATATCATATATCATATTCCAGTGGTTCAGTGATGGCAAACGTTTTGCTTTAATAATACGTGTGTCAATATATTTTACAGGACTGTTTTTATGACAGCCTGGTGTAATATACTTTGGACCACCAGTCTTTTGCCATTGTGTACCAAAGATATAGATATACGGTTGATCTTCTACATAGGGATGCCAACTAAAATCAAAACTGTTTTCATCAATTAAGTCTTTATCATACTGCCAGTTTGTTTTATCAGGTAATGCACGTGCAACTTGTTCTTCTACATATTTGATTTCTGTTGCCCCAGGTACAGTATATACAGGACCACCACTTAATGCCCACTGAGTTGCAAAGTTATAAATGTATGGTGGACTTGTCGCATCTGGATGCCAACTAAAATCAAAATCAGTAATATCAATGTTGGTAGGCACAGTCCAATTTTCTTGCGAAGGTAATCTTTTAACTTTGTATGTGTCAATATACTTTGTTTCAGTTGCACCTTCTACAATATATTTAGGACCGCCGGTCTTTTGCCATTGAGTTGCAAACTCGTAGATATAAGGTGGGTCTTTGGGATTAGGCTTCCAACTAAAATCAAATCCTGTAGTATCAACGTTGTCGGGGATTTCCCAGTTAGTTCTGTCTTGTCCTAGTGTAGCAATGATATCACTAACATACTTAACTTGTTTTGCCTTAGGAACACTATACTCTACTGTTGGCATAATCTCCGCTGGATACAAGTTATTACCAAACTGATAAATGTAAGGTTCTTCTGTTTCGTCAGGATGCCAACTATAATCAAAATCACTTATAACTAAGTTATCAAGTACAGCCCAGTTCTTTTGATTAGGTAAACGCTTTGATTTTAGCACACGTGTGTCTACATAACTAACTGGGCTGTTCTTGTGTACACCCGGTGTAATATATCTTGGTCCACCAGTCTTTTGCCATTGAGTACCAAACTGATAGATATAGGGTTCGTCTTCAGCATACGGATGCCAACTAA